CGCCCGGCGGCGGCAGCAGCCAAGATGTCCAAGGGACAGAAAGCTGCAGCCGTGCGTAAGAAAAGAAAAGCCGGAAACCCCGGAGGTAAACCAACCTCAATTAAATGGTCCGTTTCACCCTCTGGACGGAAACAGTCGACCAAACGGAAAAAGTCAAAAGCATGACCAGTAAACGTAATTATAGAAAAGAGTACGATAGCTACCATGCTCGGCCCAAGCAGAAAAAGCGTAGAGCTTCACGTAATGCTGCACGCGCTATTATGGCGAAAAAGGGCAAGGTTACTAAGGGTGATGGCAAAGATGTACATCACACTAGCGGTAATCCGATGAATAATAAGAAGTTATCTGTAAAGTCCCGTAGTCGCAATCGGTCGTTTGCACGGACCAAGACAGGTAGAAAGAAGAACCCACGTGCCTAATCAAAGACAACTCACAGAACTACAAACTAGATTCCTTGATGCTTTGTTTACCGAGGCAAAGGGGAACTACACACAAGCTATGCGGATTGCTGGATACTCTGAGACCACAAATCCTTATGCTATTATGCAATCACTGCGCACAGAGATTATAGAGCGTGCTGAGCTAGAGATGGCGGCTAACGCGCCTAAAGCCGTGCTGTCTATGGTCGGTGTTATTGATGACCCTACAGCTATCGGTAACAGAGAAAAGTTATCCGCCTCGCAACAAATACTTGACAGAGTGGGACTTTCCAAGGTAGAAAAGTTGAATGTGTCGGCAGAGAAGCCGATGGGTTTATTTATATTACCGGCGAAAAATGACGACAGCATCCCAGAGACTGAATCCGACGAATAGGTATGACAAAGCAAATGGCCCCAGAGTGCCTTGGGGATATAAGCGGTCAGAGTTTGACCCCCAGTTGTTGGAACCTATCGAAGAATACTTAGAAGCCTTGGAAGAAGGCATTGCATATTTGAAAACCTCGTCCTACCCAGAAGTAGCTCGGTGGCTTACGGATTACACAGGAATACGAATTACCCCAATGGGCCTGTGGAAACGTGTAAAACGTGACGCATCGGATAGACGAAAGCATGTTGAACAAAAACGCCGTGCCGCCAAGACCGCGGCCCAAGGCAACATCCAAACCCAAAACTAAAGAACAGCGGGAACAGGAAAAGCTAAAACGTGCTAAACGGTCTGCGCGAACTCAGCTTAATATGGCCCAGAAGAAACTGGCCAAGCTGACACAGCAAGAAGAAGCGAGTAAACAGCCAGAACCCCAGCTTATTGGTAGCGGTGCTTATCAACCTGTTGAAGAACAACAAGATGAAATCTTATTTGAGCCAAACGCCGGCCCACAGACAGATTTCTTAGCATCGTCGGAGCGAGAAGTATTATACGGCGGCGCAGCAGGGGGCGGTAAATCTTACGCTCTGATTATTGACCCGTTACGTTACTGTGGCAATCAGAACTTTAACGCGCTTATTTTACGTCGTACGAATGACGAACTGCGCGAACTGATACATAAAAGTCAGGAGATGTACCCTAAAGCATACCCTGGCGCAAAATGGATGGAGAAGAAGAGCCAATGGACTTTCCCATCCGGTGCTAGAATCTGGATGACATATCTAGAGCAGGACAAAGATGTTCTGCGTTACCAAGGTCAGGCGTTTACTTACATTGGCATAGACGAACTGACGCAGTATTCGACACCTTATGCTTGGGATTATTTACGCTCGCGCCTTAGAACTGCAGACCCATCCCTCCCGGTATTTATGCGGGCGACGACCAACCCTGGTGGCCCAGGGCATGCGTGGGTTAAGAAGATGTTCATCGACCCTTCGCCGCACAACACATCGTTTTGGGCGACTGATATTACTACGGGCGAAACGTTGGTTTATCCTGAACGCCATAGCAAAGCGGGGACGCCATTATTTAGGCGGCGCTTTATTCCAGCTAAACTGTTGGATAATCCGTACCTTTATGAACAAGGCGACTATGAAGCCATGCTGCTCTCACTGCCTGAAGTACAGCGCAAGCAACTCTTAGAAGGCTCGTGGGATATTGCTGAAGGTGCGGCGTTTTCAGAATTTAATAGGTTAGTTCATGTTACAGAACCTTTTTCTATCCCGAATACATGGCGCAAGTTTAGGGCTTGCGACTACGGTTACTCCTCTGCTACCGGCGTTCTGTGGTTTGCTGTAGACCCTACAGATGAAACGCTAATAGTCTACCGAGAGCTGTACGTAAGTAAAGTAACTGCAAAAGAGCTAGCATATATGGTGTTGGCAGCAGAAGAAGGCGAATCAATTCACTATGGCGTGCTTGACTCATCCCTATGGCACAAGCGAGGAGACACAGGCCCAAGCTTGGCTGAACAAATGATTGTCGAGGGATGCCGCTGGCGCCCGTCTGACCGTAGCCGTGGTAGTCGTGTAGCGGGTAAAAACGAAGTACATAGACGGTTAATGGTCAACGACGAGACTGGCCGAGCTGGCATGGAAATATTTAGTAACTGTACTAATTTAATAGCACAGTTGCCAACACTACCATTAGATAAGAATAACCCCGAAGATGTCAACACTAAAGCTGAAGACCACCTGTATGATGCTTTGCGATATGGTATTATGTCGCGTCCTCAATCACGGTCCATTTTTGATTACCCAAGTCAAATACCAACACAAAGATGGCAACCCGCTGATGCAAGTTTTGGATACTAATAAATGGCTGATGAAGAACACGTAGAAGCTCTTATCTTTGAACCTAAGTCTGGTTCAGAAGAACTTGCTGACTACATCCGTAATAAATTTGAAATGGTCGAATCTAGCCGACAGGATGAAGAAGAACGTTGGCTTGACGCGTATCGTCAATATCGCGGCTTGTACGGCCCTGATATGCAATTTACTTCTACTGAGAAATCTCAGGTATTTATCAAGGTCACAAAAACTAAAGTTCTCGCAGCATATGGGCAGATTGTAGATGTTCTATTTGCAGGTCAGCGTTTTCCTCTAGGCGTCGACCCTACACGTATCCCTGAAGGCGTAGCAGAAGCTGTACACTTCGACCCCAAAGACCCTGAAAATTCCATGGAAGAACTTAAAGATATGTATGGATTTACAGGCGATGGTAATGAATTGCCTGCAGGCGCAACGTCTAGAGACTTAGAAGAATTAAACTTAGGCGTCTTTACAGAAGAGCTGGCAGAGATTGAAGATGACTTACGCACCGGCTTTGGTAAAACTCCTACAGCGCAAACTTATACGCCTGCCCTTGAGGCTGCCAAACGCATGGAAAAGAAAATTCTTGACCAGCTTGAGGAATCCAGCGCGTCTAAACATCTGCGCCTCACAGCGTTTGAAATGGCGTTATTTGGCACCGGCATTTTAAAAGGGCCATTTGCTATAGATAAAGAGTATGCTAACTGGGACGAAGAAGGTAACTATGACCCAGCCTTTAAAACAATACCTCGCGTAGAAAACGTATCAATCTGGAACTTCTACCCTGACTCCGATGCTAAGAATATGGATGAGTGCGAATTTATTATTCAGCGGCATCGTATGAGCCACTCTGACTTACGAGGGTTAAAGAAGCGTCCATACTTCCGACATGATGAAATAGATGAGTGCATCAATATGGGCACTAATTATGTTCGTAAATGGTGGGAGTCTGATATCGAAGACTATCGTAACACATACGACATTGACAGATTTGAAATACTAGAGTTCTGGGGTAACATAGATAAAGATTCTGCAGAAGATGCTGGGCTTGAAGTTCCTGCTGATTTAAAAGACGTTGACACAATTCAAGTTAACTGCTGGACCTGTAACAATAAAATATTGCGATTGGTCATCAATCCATTTACTCCACAACGTATCCCATACTTTGCCGCACCGTATGAGTTAAACCCATACTCATTCTTTGGTGTTGGACTAGCAGAAAACATGACTGACACTCAACAGTTGATGAATGGTTTCATGCGTATGGCTGTTGATAACGCTGTGTTGTCAGGTAATCTTATCTTTGAGATTGATGAAACCAATCTTGTTCCGGGACAAGACTTAGAGTTATATCCGGGTAAAGTGTTCAGACGCCAAGGCGGCGCACCGGGGCAAGCTTTGTTTGGCACTAAGTATCCTAACGTCAGTTCTGAAAACATGATGATGTTTGATAAAGCGAGGATGATGGCAGATGATGCTACTGGCATACCGTCATACTCACATGGTCAGACAGGGGTGCAGGGCACAGGCCGCACCGCCGCTGGCATCTCCATGCTGATGGGTGCAGCGCAACTAAGTGTTAAAGGCGTAGTCAAGAACATTGATGATTATTTGCTTCAACCTTTGGGCGAAGCTTTCTACGCATTTAATATGCAGTTTGACTTCGACCCTGATATCAAAGGGGACTTAGAAGTTAAGGCACGTGGCACAGAGAGTCTTATGAAGAATGAGGTGCGGTCACAACGTCTTCTGCAACTACTAAATATTGCGGGTAATCCGAATCTTGCATCGTTTGTAAAGTTCTCTGTTGTTCTCAAAGAGTTAGCCGCATCCATGGATTTGGATGCTGAGAAGTTTATCAACGACGAACGGGAAGCTTTCCGTCAAGCACAAATCATTCGTGAGGCTGGCGGCATGCAACCACAACAACAACAACCACAAGGCATGAGTCCTATGGATATGTCTGGTGGAGGCGGCGGTAACATCGGTGTAGGTGGCGCAGCTGTACCAGGCGAACAAGGATTTAGTGCCGCAGGACAACAACCAGAACAACAACAGGGGGACGCGCAAGCGCAGTTAGCTAGTATATTAGGAGGTCTACAGTGACGCCAGAAGTAGCTAAGAGACTACTAC